GCCTCGTCAAGTTGTGACTGGCACAGGTGTCCTCGGATTGAACTCTGTGCAGTATCCTTCATCTCTCGATGCAATAGGACGCAAGCCAATCTTTCGTGGTTCTGCTGCATGGACACCGGGGTTGATTGCGGCTGGTAGTGCAGTTGAGAAAGACATCACTGTAACAAGTGTTGTTGCGGATGGTGGTACATTCAGTCTTGAACTTGGTGATTTCATATCTCACTACTCATTCAGTGTTGATTTGAATGGTTGCTTCATCACTGCTGCTGTTACGGGCACCAATCAAATGACAGTTACCATTCACAATCCAACAGCATCCGGTATCACTCTCGGTGCTGGGACTGTATATGCCAATGGAATCAAGAGGAACTAATCATGCCAAACTTCCGTGATCTTGGTGGAAACAACCTCAATGGTGTAACTCTCACTGGTGGAGACATCAGCGGTATGATCACTACAGGTGGAACTGCTCAGACTCTTTCCCCTGCGAATGGAACTCGCAGAGGAATCGAAGGACAGAACATCTCAGCAGAAGACTTGTGGATCAATGATACTGGTGGAGTTGCTGCTCCTGATACGGCTGGTAGTTACAAAGTCGCAGCAGGCGAGAGTTTCTTCACCCAGTCTTCATCGAGCGTGTCGATTGTAGGTGCATCTACTGGGTCGAAGTTCTCTGCTAAGGAAGTGTAATGTTAGTAGGCACACAAGCGCAAGTCCTCGGTCGCAGTCCTAGGACAGGAAATGTTCTACACAAGGCAGCATCTGAAGTTGGTGGTGCAGTTCCATTCACTGATGGAGCCAATACTACTATAACTGATGTTGGGAGTGGATGGTATCGGATCACTAAGACAGGCGGGGTTGACGGCGTTCTAGACGCCTTCGCTTATGCCACCGAGGGTTTCGCGGCCGGATACACTTGCCGCTTCCGCTGGCCGAACGTCAACCCCGACGAAGAATTGAATCTATGGATCACGAAGGATGATCCGCCGACTGCCACTCCGTCAAGTGGGGCTACCGCCTTGATGGAGAACGGACTCTCCTATGGAGACGGTTATGCAGAAATCACCCGTGAGAGCGGCGCCACAGTAGGCATTGAGTCGGGGAGTGAGCTGGTAGCCAACTCAGGCACTGGAGCGATGGTGAACTGGTCACTCGGCGGCGAGCCCCTGTTTGGGGGAACGGACGGCACTAACGGCACTACTCCCTCTCGTCCCGGCTGCACTATCAAGACACTCGGGGCTTTCCTCGAAATCAAGCTTAGCTAAGGAGAAAGACCATGCCCGCCTCTATCGAATTCCGTGTTGTTCCTGTTACTCGTTACATTGTCGTCCGTGGTGAAGATAACGGGCAGCAGCTTATCGTTCGTGAGTTCGATGCTGACTATCGTGTGAAGAGTGATGCCGACGACATCGCTTGTGGCATGGCAGATCAGGAGAACGGAACTTTCGATCCGAACAACAACACGATGTTTGAATAAAGCTTATGGCTCGTCCAGTCTACAAACTATCTGAGGGTTCTCTTCAGCACCGTTTCCAACAGTCACGTGCCAAGATTCAGATCTTTGGTGGTGGCTTTGGTAATGGTAAAACTACGTCTGGAGTTGTTAAGGCTCTCCAGCTTGCAAGAGATTATCCCGGTAGCAATGGACTGATTGCTCGATCGACGTATCCTAAGCTCAACGATACTGTGAGAAAAGAGTTCTTGAAGTGGTGCCCCGGTAAGTGGATCACCCGTAAGGCTCTATCTCAGGACAATGTTGTTGAGTTGTCCAATGGAAGTGTAATCAACTTCCGTTACATTGCACAGCAGAACAAGGGAGGGGAGAGTTCTACTTCTAACCTTCTGTCCGCAACATATGATTGGATTCTAGTCGATCAGGTTGAGGATCCTGAGATTACAGAGAAAGACTTCAACGATCTTCTTGGTCGTCTGCGTGGTAATGCATCATATGTTGGTGATGATCCAACTATGCCTCTCACTGGTCCACGTTGGATGATGCTTCTGTGTAACCCAACTCGAAATTGGGTATATCGTAAGCTGATTAAGCCTCTGCATGATTACGCTATTGGGATCATGAATCCTGATCTGATTGTAGATACGGACGGTAAGCCTCTGATTGAACTCTATGAAGGTTCTACTTATACTAACAAAGAGAATCTTCCTGCTGACTTTATCTCTACTCTTGAAGCCACATATCGTGGACAGATGCGTGAACGGTTCCTACTTGGCAAGTGGGGAGCTTTTGAAGGACTGGTCTATCCAGACTATGATCCAATAATTCATCTGTTAGATCGTGAGACTATGGAAGCTTACATTCAACAGGAGTTGATGAATGGCTTTTGTCCGTCGATTGTGGAAGCGTATGACCATGGCATTGCAAAACCTGCTTGCTATGCCCTAGCTCTAGCGGATGGGATGGGAAATGTCTTTGAGTTGGAGGGATTTTACGAGAAAGAGAAGCGAATTGACCAACTCGCAGCCTCGATCCGTGAGAAGAGGAATAAGGTCAAAGCCACGTTCGGGCTCAATGATGATGACTTTGGTCCTATCCTTGCTGATCCCGCTGTATTTCGTCGTGTCAGTGGTAACAGCAAGACTGTTGGCGTCACAGTTGCAGGACTCTTCCGAGATGAAGGCATCTATATGGGAAGAGCTAACAACGACATCACCAGTGGTATCGCCAAAGTGCAGAGTTACCTCGCAATAGATCACACTCATATCCATCCAATCACTAGAACACTTGGATCACCTCGGCTGTTCTTCAATCGAGAGTTGACTTGGAACGATCAGGAATTCGTGGACTACACTTGGAAGAAGGATAGTGCAGGAGAGAGTGAGGACACTCCTAATGATCGCAACGATCACGCTATGGACAAGACCAAGTACATGTTGACCCATCGTCCTAAGCTTGCCAAGTTTGTTCAAGTTGAGAAGCCACTCCCTCCGGGGTTCCTACGCTGGAGAGAACGAGAAATAGCTACCCGTCATTCACGGAGTCACAGACATGCCGCCTGAAATCACTGATCCTGTAATTGAGAAGCAGCTTGCTCGTGCAGGGGCTGGGCTGAAGAGAACAGAAGAAGAGAATGTACCGCTCTACAGGATCGTAGGCGACAGTAGGATTCCTGTGTCTAAGCATACTGGTATGCTATGGAGTTCTCGCAAGGATCAGGGTTGTGGTGCTCGCAGTAACTCTGTGAACAATTGGGATGAGGCTATTCGTTACTATGATAACGATCAGTCTACCCACCGCAACCCAACTGATGGTGCCGCCAGCAACCGTCCAACTCGTAGACTCGGTGAAGGATGGACTGAGACTGAGAATGTTGTCTTTGCTAATTGCAGTATCATGGTCCCGATGCTGTATGCAAAGAATCCTACTGTCACGATCACTACACAGAATGATGCATCTGAGCCTCGTGGCAAGGCACTAGAGCGTCTGCTCAATGTGTTGATGCCTAAGAAGAGTGCTCCGGGAATCAATCTCAAGCCTAAGATGCGTCGTGCGGTGCTTACTGCATTGCTGACCAATAGTGCTTGGATCAAGATTGGTTGGACTTTCAAACAGGACAGTAGCGAAGAAGCTATTGCTGAGTTGCAGAACCTCTCTACTGAGTTGGAGAATGCTAAGTCACGCAAAGAGATTCTTGCTGTTGAAGGCAAGATCATGGCTCTCGAAGAGAAGATTGCTATGCTCTCTCCAAGCGGTCCGTTCGTGAAGAATCGTTTGCCTCATCAGATCATCACCGATCCCACCGCTGTTGAACCAGATGGTAGTGATGCCAACTGGATGATGGAGGAGGACTTCCTTCCTACTGCATATCTCAATGCCGTGTATGCACAGAAGCAGGGTGAAGAACATCGCTCTGTGTATGAGCCAACACATGTTCTCAACAAAGGCTCAGGAGTGCATGACGTTGAAGAAGCAGTTAACAACTTTAAGCTCTTGGGTGACGATCTGGAAGCTGCGTCGCATGGCTACACCAACGATAAAGCTTTTAGAACTGCTCAGTATACTAAAGTGTGGTACGTGTGGGACCGCACAACTCGTCGGGTGCTATTGTTTGCTGACAACAACTGGAAATGGCCGGTGTGGGTGTGGGATGATCCGTTGCGTTTGCCGCGTTTCTTCCCCTACTTCCGTCTATGGTTCCATGAGGCAGTTAATTCTCAAAATCCCAAGGGAGAAGTCAGCTACTATCTTGACCAACAGGACGCAATTAACGAAATCCATGATGAGATAAGGCGTGGTCGTCAGTGGGCCAAGAGGAATATTCTATACAACAAGAATAGTATGTCTCAGGCTGATGTTGAGCAAGTGTTGAAGGGAGATGATGGTACTGCTCGTGGGGTAGATATTCCAGAGGGTACGAAGATTCAAGATCACGTGTTCTCCTTTGTTCCTCCATCGCTCTCTATGCCAGAATTGTTCAACCCTGATAGTAAGTTCGCTGCTATCAACAGGATCACTGGTATCAATGATGCGATGCGAGGAGCACAGTTCAAAACCAACACGACGAACAAGGCTGTTCAAGCTTACCAGCAAAATGTTGACATTCGTGTTGATGAGCGTGTCGATCTTATCGAAGATTTTATCGCTGATGTGATGTGGAACATTGGTATCCTGTGTATGATGAATTGGGATGCCGCAGAGATAACAGGATTGATTGGTAGTGCGCTTGCCAAAGCTTGGACGAAGATTACGGATGCTCGTGAACTTGAAACAGAGTTCTCTGCGCGTATTGAGGGAGGTAGTATTGAGAAGCCGAACTCGCGTACCAAGAAAGAACAGGCACTCCAACTCGCACAAGTCCTAGGACAGTTCGCAAGTGGCGCTCCGGGTGTTGCCATCCCAATGATTAAGATGGTAGAGCGGGCATTTGATGAGGTTGTGATTAGTGATGAAGAGTGGGAGTTCATCATCATGACAATCATGCAGACTCTTCAGAAGGCAGGTGCTGGACCCGGTGGACAACCACAAGGAGGTGATCCCGCTGCACAAGGTCCACAACAGCCATTGACTGATGAAGAGTTGCTAGCACAGACTCAAGAGAGAATAGCGAAACTTCCTCCTGCTGCACAAGCGAAGCTAGAGGAGTTGGTGCAAAGTGGTATGCCTCCCGCTGAAGCACTAGAACAAATTGAGGCAGAACTACAACCCTCGTAAAGAGTGAAGAGGACAATCTAATGGCTACTAACCCGAATATTCCCAACGCTACCGAAGCAGCCCCAACTGCGAACGAAGATCCGTTCGAGAAGCACATCAATATCGCTATTGAAGCTCAGGATGGAAAGCCCGATGAAAGCACTACCCAAACACCGAACGCTGAAACTCCGAGCGGAACGGAAGCTGGTAAGACAGGTGAACCTGCCAAGTCGGGCGACAAGAAAGATAGCACAAGCGGTGGAGGCGACCGTACTGCACAACAGCAGCCTGACAAAAAGGGACAGGAAGAAAAGAAGCCTACTGCTGGTGCCAAAGATCTAACTCTTGCTGATGGAACTGTTGTTCGTGGTGGTCCTGAGAGGCGGTTCTATGAGCAGCGTGAAGTTGCACGACAGGAAGCCAATCACTGGAAAACTCAGGCAACTACTCTACAGCGTGAACGTGATGAAGCAATTCGTGAGCGTGACACGATTCGCCAGAGTGTAGAGAGTGTACAGGGTGTACCGCCGGACCACGTTCGGATTGGTGTCAACATCGTGCGTGATCTTCAAAGTGACCCCGTTGGCACCATGAAGAAACTGCTTGCAGAAGTGCTCGCACAAGGGCATAGTGTAGAGAGCATCGGGGCTGGCGTGGACCAGTTGGCAAGACAGCGGGTCATCGACGCTTATCTTGCACAGAATCCACAACAGCAGCAGACTAGTGAAGCGGACATTGCACGAGAAGCACAAGAGACTGCAACTCGCTTCTACACTAATCATCCAGATGCAAGACCCCACGACGCACTTCTTGCGCGTATGATGGGAGACCACCCGGAACTCGAATTAGAGTCCGCGTATTTCCAGTTGAAGAACGAGTTTATTGCTCGTGGATATGACTGGTCCCTCTCGCTTGAGGAAAACCTTAAGCAGAGTGCGTCTCCCGAATCCAACTCAACTCAACAGCAACCTGCTCCCAAAGCTCCACTGCCGAACGGTCGTAACATTGATACGACAACTACGCACTCAGCTGATGAAGTCAGGATCGCCCATGAAGATTCCGACATGGGTGACATCGTGAAACAAGCGATGCGCGAAGCAGGAATGAACGTGTAAGGAGGAATAGAAGTGGCACTTGCAACTGTCCTTAATGCCACTCTACAGAAGTCGCGGCGTAAGCTTATTATGGCCTCTATGCGTAGTAATGCGCTGATGGCTTGGGCTTTTGCAAGTGACCGCGTAGAGTACGAAGATGGTGGTTACAACATCACCAATCCGCTGACTGTCGGACGTAACCCGAACGTTGCATCGTATGAATACTACGATCAGCTTCCGGTTGCACAGACCAATGAGTTCACCACTCTGGCGTACTACTGGTCTCGTGTTGCTGGTACGGTTATCATCTCCGATCAGGAAGAAGATGAGAATCGTGGCGAGTCCATGATCTTCAAGCTTCTCAAGGCCAAGATGGATGTTCTTGAAGAGAGCATCAAGGAGAAGTTCTCTGACTACCTGTATGCAGCAGGTGGCGGTACTGATCCGATGGGCCTTGCATCTCTGATCCCTGATGATCCCACTACGGGAACGCTCGGTGGTATCAACCGTGCGAATGAAACTCAGTGGCGTACTTCCTCTTACAACTTTGCTGGTGCTCTCAACGCTGGTAACATTGAAGAGGCATTTGATGATATTCTGCTTGATCTTACTCTCAAGAACGACAAGCCGGACCTCATCCTTGTTGGGCGTAACATCTACCGACTGTATCGTGCGGCGGTTCGAGCGAAGGTTACTTTCAACCTGAGCGAGACCAACAACGGTAAGCGTATGATGGATCTTGGATTCTCTGGTATTTCGCATCAGGGTATTCCGATCCTCTATGATGAAGATTGTCCTGTCAACAAGGCATACTTCATCAACAGCAAGTATCTTCGTGTCCACATTCTTCGGCATGTGAATATGAAGGTCAAGCAGCTTACTGCACCGTGGGATACGGATGCTACGGGTTCTCGTATCGTGTGGCAGGGTCAGTTGGCTCTGTGGCGCGCATACAGGACTCATGGCGTTCTCAACAACTAAGACCAACTAGGAGGACACAATGGCTGGTCGTAACATCAAAGCTCGTTATCATACAACCTATCTAGGCAAGCAACCTGTGACCTACAATAAGTGTCGAATGGTGAAGGAGGAGGGAGCAGAAGTTCCCACCATGCAGCATGAGACAGTTACTGAAGAGAAAGAGTGCTGGCTAGTTAGGTTCCCTCAGGGCCACAGCATCCGTATTACGGACAGGAAGGATTTGGAGCGTCAAGGCTATCATCTCCGCCCGCGCATGGTCGATATGGAAACGGGTGACGTAGTAAATCTCGGTGGTGATCCGTATGACTTCGGTTCTCCTGATGATAGCAATATCATTCTTGAGGACGATGCGGAAATGCCATCGAGGCGTAAAGTCAAGACTGCCGACGCCACTGCTTAACAAGGAGGTAAGATCAAATGGTACAGCGTGTTGCATCTTTCCGCAACCGTAGGTACGATAGTTATGTTCCCGCATGTGGGTATGCCGCTGATATTATTCATGGCGCACCGTACATGGTGGACTTTCTAACTCCTGCGGCTGCTAGTGCTACTGATATTCTCAACGCTGTTGCGGGTACTAGTGGTACTGCAATGACTACGTTCGGTGATGATTCTGCCGATGCTCCGTTCGGACGCAATGTTGCGGCGGGTGCAGGTGGAAGTGTCACTGTTCGCGGTAAGGACTATCTTGGACAGTCGATTACTGAAACGATTGCGGCTAGCACTGCTGGTCTCAAGGCGTTCAAGTGGATCGACAGTGTAACTCCTGCTTTCACCGGCGCTGTTTCGCTCGGTTGGGGTTCCAAGCTTGGACTTCCTTATCGTATGTCTAACGTGATGGAGGAAACTGGTAATGGTGCTGAAGCTACCATTGGTACTTTTGTTGCCGGTGTCCTCACTGATCCGCAGACTTCTACTACCGGCGATCCGCGAGGGACGTACATTCCGTCCACCGCACTTAACGGGTCCAACCGGATTCTGGCTACCTTTCTTCCGTACAATGTTCTCAATGCCAATGGCAACGGGGGACTGTACGGTATTAGAGGTGCATAAGTCTGCTGCGGTCTGGGGCTGTTAGCAGATGGGTGTGCGGGGTATTGTCCTCTACTTCGCACACCCACTTTGAGGATAGATCATGAAAACACTTCAAGCACTGCTCACTGATGTACAGCACGCTTTGTATCAGAGTGCAGGGCCGGGGGTGCAGATCTATTCTCAAGACACTATCATTCGGCACATTAACGAGGGCTTCAAACATTGTTATCGTGCCGAATGGTGGCCACAATTTCTTAGGCGTGAGCGCCGAGTCTTGGATGAGACTACTGGCAAAATCACTGCTACGCTTACTCACATCACACAGTGGGATGACATTCGTCATGTGTTTCGTGAAGGATCGCCGCGTCCATTGATGCAGCTTCCCCCTTCACTGTCAACCTTCAACATCACAGGAACCGTTCCGAAGTACATCGAAGCTTCGGATACTGGACTGTTCACTATATATCCTCTCGAAGCTGAGGGTAGCATTGAGGTTGTCGGCCGCAAGAGTTACAGTGACTTCATCCTCACTGATACAGTTCCATTCGATGATCTTGCTCTTGTGCACTACGCTGCATGGGCGTACTTTGCAGATGATGGTGCCAATCCCGCATCGGCTGCAAAGCATCAGGGGTTGTTTGAGTCTCGGATGAAGAAGCTTCGCGATGATAGCTTCTCACATGCAATTCCATTGAATCCAGATGCAGGTGATATACCTGATAGGTGGTTCTAATGAAGTTGCCTGTCACTCCTAATAGACTTCCACTAGCTCAGAGGCTCCTCAGTACCACATTGAGGGGCTTCACTGGTGGTTGGAATGTCAGCGATGATGATATGAATATGTCATATCGTTTCGCTACCAAGTTGACGAATTGTTACAACACAGCAGATGGACGAATTGAGGTTCGCTGTGGTGTAACTAAGTTCGGCTTCACTCATGGAAGTGGACTCATCAATGCAGAATATTTCATTGATAGTATCATCTCAGTTACTGCCAACGGAGATGTCTGGCGCACTCTTGCAGATGGAAGTACTGCCCAACTCGCAACAGGACTGTGGGGAGAGACGGACTTTGTATCGTTTGCACAGTTCAATGGACATCTCATACTATGTAATGGGATCGACAAGCCCCTCGACATTGGTCCAGATTTTGCCATCGAGTATCTCCAAGACGCAGCGACACACACCAACATAAATGTCCCGATCTGTAAGTATGTGGTAGCCATCAATCGCTATCTAGTAATGGCTGGTGATCCTCTAGAACCTGATCGTGTTCATATCAGTGCTAAGGATGCAGCTGGAACTTGGTATGGTGATCCACCCCCTAACAACGCAACACGTATTGATGTTGGATCGGTTCTTCCAAGTGCTATCACAATCAGAGGTCTACTGCCCTTCCGTGGTAAACTCGTTGTGATGTTCGCTGAGGGGCTGGTATTCGGTACGATCGGAACAGAAGATGAAGAGGGAAATCATACTCCTTCTTTTGACGATGGCGTTGCTGGATACGGTAGCATCTCCCACCGTGCTGGCATTGCTTATGGTGATGATGCCTTGTTCATGGATCTTGAAGGTGTCCCGTCCATACGCCGCACGGTGCTTTCGACTAGCTTCAAGCCCGATAGGGTCAGTGCCCTTATTGATCCTGAGATTCGAGATGCTCTCAGCACTCTATCTTTTGGTGCTCTAGAGGATCGAGTGTTTGCTGTTCACAACAAGAGAGAAGGACAGTTCTGGCTGTTCATTCCTAATGGCTCAACACTTATTGATACCACAGAGACACGAGTGTTTGTGTACTCACGTTTGGCTGACAACATCGAGTCTTGGAATGACTTCACTGGATGGAACTTCACCTGTGGTTTGAGGACCCTACAGGGGGAACTCATCTTTGGGGATAGTGAGGGCAACTTCTGGCTCTACTCAGGTGAGACTGATTACAGTGACCTGAAACAAGTCCCTGCCGTTACTGGCACTGGTATCCCATTCACTTGGGAAATGCCTTGGCTGGACTTTGGCAACAGAGCCATCACGAAGCAGACCAAGTACATCCACTTCGATACTCGTGGTGAGTCTGAGTTCACTGTTCAAATGTTCGTAGACAACTTCGCTGACCCATCACTGTCTATGGAGTTCAGTGCAGGTGAACAGGGAGGCTTCGGTAGTGGATCGCAGCCGTTCGGTGGTGGTCGCAACACGAGTCACAAGAAGCAGTATGCATGGCCTTGCAAGTTCATGATTGCAAAGCTGAGAATCAACGGAACAGCTAGTGAGGGATTGTCGTTCGTGTCCATCACGATGAACTACCTCAATGGAGGAAGCAACAGATGAGTGTTTCGGGCTACACAGAGAATGGCTTGAAGCTGATCGACTTCAACAGTCCTAATTGGCTGCAAGATGCTTGGGACAATGTGATGTTGATTGACGCTTTGATTAGTGCCAACCTTAACGATCCTCCGTTCACTAGCGCCGCTGGTACTGCTGATGCACTCATATTGACCTATACTCCTGCGGTCACGCTGAGCAATGGGAAGGTTATCACTTTCAGGCTCACCTCTAATGTGATCGGAGCTACAACTGTCAATGTGAATGGAGCGGGTGCCAAAGCTCTAAAGTTCCTTGGTAATGATCTTGCATCCGGTGATCTACAGTCAGGCGAGATTGTTCGTGCTGTCTATGATGGCGCATCATTTCATGTGATTGCTCCAATTCGCAGATTCACCAACCTCATCAACACTGGTAATCTCAAGAGTGTACTCTCTGGAACTGGTGGTGTAGAACTTGTTGGTCCTGATGGTAGTGTCCAGTACTTCGCTTTCAGTGATACCAATGCCTTGTTCGGTGGTGTATACTACAACCATGCTACCAACTCCATTTACCTCCGTGCAGGTGGTGCAACAGTTGTTGAATGGAGCAATGCCACTGCCAATCTGATGATCTATGGTGGTCTGGAAGTTGATCTAGCAGGTGCTAATGATTTCACAATCGCCCGTATGTCAGGTGATGCCGTCCGTCTTGGTGGTAAGGGTTTGACGACTGGTATCACAGTTGACATTCCAACCGGCAATGTTGTCCTCAGTGGCAATCTCAGTGTCAGTGGTACAATCACGGGCACAGTTAGTCTCGCTGGCGCTACTGGAACTCTTCCACTCAACAAGGGTGGAACTGGTGCAACTGATGCAGCCGGAGCTAGAACTGCTCTTGGCCTTGGAAGTCTTGCAGTTGCTTCAACCATTGACAACAGCAATTGGAGTGGTGCTGATCTAACCATAGCAAATGGAGGAACTGGTGCATCTTCTGCATCTGCTGCTTGTACGGCTCTCGGAGCGTTGGAAACTCAGGGTGGCATTGTCACTGGCAATATTGTTCGTAGCACAAAGGGTGTCCATCCTTATTTTGACAACGCCTCAATGACTGGTGGACGCATCTTTGTTCAGGCTATGGGCGCTGATCCTACTTCTCAGAATGGGGACATCGTGTTTGAATGGTAAAGATTAGAGACAGCGGTGGTACTTCCAGAACGATCACACGTATTCGTATGCGTGATGAAACAGGAACCCTGCGGACCATTCAGCGTATTCGGATAAAAGACAGCACAGGAACATTGAGAACTGTATTTTCTGCCTTTGGAATCAGCCTGAGCACAGACCAAGAGACCAAAGTTGACAGTGGAGCTTCTTACACTGGTAGTGTTACTAGTGATGCAGTAACTGTAACTGTCACGAGTGGAACTGGTCCATACACTTACTCATGGGCCAGAACGAGTGGTGATAGTAGTGTGGGAATTACTTCACCAACAGCAGCTAGTACCACATTTGCAGCAACTGTTTATGAAGGCTATCCTCTAACTGCTCACTTCCGAGTTACAGTTACTGATACCGCTACAGGAACCACTGCTACTGCCGATGTGACTGTGACACTTGTTTGGGTTAATACAGCGTAAGGAAGGAACATGCATACAAGTTACTACATAGATGGTTGGGCGGGATTCCTAATGGAGATATTCCTAGTAGGTATCCCATTCGGTTACATCATCATCGCTGGACAGTTCTGGAGAAAGCGTAATGGTGATCCTGTTGCTAGAAGGGCTCTAGGACAGTTGTTCGCCATCTTCGTGTTCTGTTCGTTTGCCGGTTATGTACCTAGACTCATTCACTTCCCAACATGGCTGATGGTCTCCGTTCATGCTGTGTTGTTCTTCGTAACGTGGCGTTATGTGTTATCTCGCCAAGCAGAAGTAATAGCTGACACATTGGAGAGAGCACGTGATAGGGATCAGTCCAAGTGAACTTGCTGGTCCTCTCGGTGGGATCATTGCTTTATCATTCAGTACAGGGGCTACTGCTGGTTATGCTTTCTGTCTTAGAACTATGTATAAGGTTCTCAAAGATCAGGCAGCGAAAGATGAGGGTGAATGGGCAAAACGTGTAGAGAGTCTAGAACGCAAGTTGGATGCTGCTGAACAACAGATCCGAATGCTTCAAGAACGTCTCTATGGTGGTATGGAAAGACAAGCTGGACAGATTAGAGATAGTACTGTTCACTTGTTAGATCGTGGTGTGATTAGAGATGTTGGACATATCAAGCCAAAAGACAATGACCCTCAAGATGGGGGTTGACATAACCGCCGAGGGCGATATACTGGCGTAGTCGCCCCTCCCGACAGCCCCAAGGGGACCACTTGACATGTTGCCGAATAACTGGTTCGAGGCATATCTACAATCTCAAGGTGGTATGCCTCCAAATGTCTCTGTTGCACCTCAAATGGTTGCACAGACTACAGCAACTCCTGTTCCTGCGCCTGTTCCTGTACCCGCGCCGGTGCCTGTTCCTGTTCCTCCCCCACCTGATCCTGTCGCGCAGAAGAGACAAGAACTCTTGCGTGATGTTGATAGTCGTTTTGGCGCTAACTTCGGCCAGAAGTCGATTGCCAGCAGCCTTCTAGACGACACGATCAACACTATTCTAACGGAGCAAAGAGGAAATGCACAAACATATGTTGATCGAGGCAAAGCGCGTGGTATCTACAATGATGTTGGATACAATGCCGCTCGCTCCGCTATTGATTCTGCTGCCGTTGCAGGGGGTTCCAAGCTCCGTTCTCTGGGTGGCGATATTATCTCTAAGTATCGTACCAGTGCTGACGCGGTGCGGGATAAGGCGTACACAGCAGCGTCGGGCTATACTCCCGGAAGAGAGTTTTCACTCGATCCCTACATCAGTGAAGCCAATGAAGTAATTGGCAATGCACAGAAGAATGCATCGGGTGACTTGATGAATACACTCGGTGGAACGCAGTTGTTTGACTTCTCCTCTTTCCACAACAAGGCAGGACAAGCACAGGGAGCAATCAACATGCGTGACGCTGATGTAGCTACCGCGCTCCGAGAGCGTAGACGTTCTAACTCTGTTACACGCGGACTCGGTTCGCAAGGAGCGTTCTAATGAATCCAGTAATGGCAGTGCAAGCCGGTAGTAGTATCATCGGTGGGTTGATGGGGCTGTTCGCTGATAAGAAGAAGAACAAGAGAGCCGCTGAACAACTCAAGATTGATCGTGATCTAGCTAATCAGCAGATCGACATCAGTAAATATATTCAGGGTCTATCCAAAGAACTCATGGCTAAAGGATCGACTACGGTTGATCCTTATGGCGGTTCTACTGGATACGATGCTGCAACCGGAACCTATCGAACTACTCTTGGTCCTCGTCAACAGCAGTTGCAGGACCTGAGTGATAGAGAAGAGGCTGCACGACTCACTCTCGATCAAGAGATTAGGCGTAAAGGTCTTGGTGACTTCGAGCGTTTGCGTGGTGAAGCTGCAAACGAAGCATCAGCTACGGCTGGTGACATGTCTAACTTTCGTCGTGGGATTGGTCGTGTTGATCCTAGCGCTCTTGCTGCTAGTATGCGTCTTAATCGTCAAACGGCAGTAAACGCGGGATTCGATGATGCTGAAAGGGCTGCAACGACACTTCAAACTCGCACTGGTAGTTCTGCAATTAGTGATGCTCTTAGGCGTATTGCGGTTGATAGGGTTCGTGCACAAGCCCAGATTGGTGATCCAGAAGTGGAGGCTCTCCAGATTGGAGAAGGCATCAATCAAAGCAGGCAAAGTGGCATGATGGATCGCTATGGTGAGTTGTTCAACCGTGGTGGTGCATTTTATGATGCTGGACATGCCCCTGCTCCATATGCAAGCATTGCAGATGCCAAGAATAGCGATGCAATGAAGTTCGATCTTAGCAAGTTCGACATCGCACAGGGTGGTAGTGGGACTGCGGCTGCTGGACTTGGTGGTGCAGCGGCTGGACTTCGTGCTGGTTACGCAACTGCTGAGGCGAATAGGATTCACAATCCAACTGGTAAGTTCATTTCTAGTAGTGGTGATCTTATCTCCCAATTGATTAAGGGGAGCTAACAAATGCCGAGAAACTCTAGTGGTGCTCCTCGTCGTGCAATTGAGGAGGCAACTCAAGCAGCTACTTATGGGCTCGATCTGAGTCGTGGCAAGACCAAGACTATTGGTCCAGAGGCACAGATATATGGTGTCTACAATCCAGCGTATGCACAGTCTCTAGGACAGTCTACTGGTGCTAGCGGCGCTGACATTATGCGTCATGGTGCTCTGGCTCTTGCTGCCGACAACGAACAGAAGTCTTACGAAGCACAACTCGCCGCTGCACAAAGGGCACAACAACAGCTTGCAGAGACGGAAGGATACTACGGTCTACAAGAGGCGGTGTTCAGTAAGATAGACAAGCCCCTGCATGGACAGTATGGCGTCTTGACTGATGCCAATGGACGTTCGCGTATTCAAGACGATCCTGTTCTTTCCAGCGCTGCAAATGCTATCAGACTCGATACTGATGTTGCAGGCAATCAGGGAACAAGGGCAGAGGCAATCAAGAACCTCGCTGATGCAGGATTTGGTCCTGCACCAACTGATGTTTCTGCCTTCATGCGTAGTCCTCTCGAGAATCCAGAGAATGCTGTTCAGTACGGCGTGTATATGAATCCCGGTGATGTGACTGCACGAACCAACGCACGTACCCACGAACAGGATCTTGAACTTGCAGAAGCCAAGGCAAAGTATCGCCAGATGTATGGCACTGATCCTGATGGAGATGGCATCAAGTGGAAGATGGAGATTGATCCATACGGTAAGCCTAAGTGGGTTATCGAAGGCAGTCCTGAACAGTTTGAGGCAGAAGGTTATCAGCTTCCACCCGGTGTAAACCCTAAGGCTGGTGCACAAGGCGGCGGTGCATCAGCTACTCCAGCCGCCAATGCTCAGCCAGTTGCTAATGCTAAGAGCATAGCGGAATCTTTGTTTCCGGGTATTCGTATCACCGATCATAAACGTGATCCGAATAGTGCTCTGGGAAAGAAGAATCCGAACTCTTGGCACACAAGAAGTGGTGCAGCAATTGATAGTGCGGCTGTTCCCGGTATGACCTTTGAACAATATGTGAAGAAGTACGAGGATGCTGGTTATACAGTAATCGAGAAGAAGAACGAGTACACCAATCCATCCAAACATGCAACAGGACCACATTGGCATGTTGTCCTAGGTGGTGGGCCATCTACCAAACCCAATGCAGGCAATAAGGTTTCTGTTGCTGGTTATGGTGGTGGAAATTCTCCTGCTCCACAACAGAAGCCTGTAAATCATGCCGCAATTGCTGCCAACGCTCAACGACAGGGCTATCAGGTTGCTCGTGAAGGTGGAGTCCTTGTGATTACTAATCCAAAGACTGGCCGTGTGATGCGCGTTGGTCCGAATGGTGAGAAGTTGTAATGGCTGAGAGTTGGAAAGATTATCTCAGACGGATAATTGACGAAACGCCTATCACAATTCCACTCCCAACTGGTGGTGTCATTCCCATTAAGGGTAAGACTGCTAGGAAGGGGTTGCAACAGGGTGCAGCAGGTGCAGTTGAAGGCACTGTTGCTAACTCTGCTCGTAAGGGCGAGAAGGGTGCAGTTGGAGGTTATCGTCCTGCAATTCTCGATGTCGCTGCTGCTCCAGTAGGACTCGTTGCGTCACTAATCAACCGCAGGAATGACGGAAAGCCGTTCGATGGCAGCAACACATTTGAGCGCTATGTCAACAACTCTATGGAGAGGTTGACAGTAGCCAACGAACGTACCAATAAGACTCTAGGCATTCAGAATCCCAGAAACATGAGTGAGATGGGTGCACGTGTACTTGGTGGACTTGCTATTCCCGGTCCAAAAGGTGCAACAGTTGGCCGTGCTGTTTCTAAGGTCCCCGGTGGAGCTAAGGTTGTAACCAAAGCACGTGCCCTTCCCAAGCCAGTAAAGACAACTGCAACTGTAGCTGCTGAGATTGCACTTCCTCTTCGTCAAACAGGTGCGAAGGGTGCAACAATCAGCACTGGCATTGTAACTCCCATCGCCGATGTTGTTGCAGATGTCAGTGATCCAGACTACAAGGGTTCTGTCCTTCCTCTAATCACTGGACAAGAGGAGGAAGCTCCTGATCCTGAGTTCGATATGCTTATATCAGCAGGGATGGAACCTGATACGTCGGGAGCGTTACTCTCAGAGGACCAAGAGTTTGATTCTCTACTCAATCCACAAGCTGATGATCCCATCTTGGCTATGGAAGCTGAGGATATAGAGAAGGAATGGAGTTGGCAGGAAGCAGGAGCGGCGATTGGTGCTATCGGTTTGGCTGGTGTAGCCGCTAGATACGCTCCATCACTTATCAAGTCTCGTATCCAAGAGGCAACTGCATCCCCACCACGATTCGTTGGTAAGAAGTTCCGTAGGTCTAAGGCTGGAGCCTTGGAGAGATTCCGCACGAACTTCATCCAGCAGGATCAGCCACTTCGCAACGCTGCTGATGAGTGGCTATCTCCTCAACAGGCTGATGAATACAAGTTTAACGCTGATCTTATCAACAACGTGAGTATTGGTGCTAGAGCCTCTAACTTCTTCCGTACTGGTAAGGCTCCTAAGACTAACATCAGGACAGTGAAGCTTGCTCCACAGGCTGAGGCATTTGCCAAGGAGTTGGACATCAATGAACAGCGTGCGGTAGAGGATGCACTGGTTGCTCAGTCTGCACTAGATGACTTTGATCGCACTGGATCACTGGCTGCACTGAACAAAGATCGGTTCGGTACTGATGTAACTCCTGCACAACTCCGTGCGATGGTCCACACAGCACGTTCCAATCCTAAGTTTGTCAAACACATGGATGCTGTTGTCCGTGGGTATCAGGATCTTCTCAAGTTCCGTGTTGATCGTGGGATGATTACTGTTGATGCTGCACGTGAACTTGCAACCAAGCGTCCTAACTATGTCAGACTGTCTAGAGATTTGGAGACAGAAGCCAAACCGGGAGAGGCACGACCATTCAATGCTAATGAGAACCGCATGGCTCCGGGCTTCACTCGTGCAGAAGATGAAGGCTTCGGTGTCCAAGGCCAAACAGGTGTTGGCAATCCATTCAACCTTCTATTCGAGGATTGGGCTAGTGAGATTCGCCGTGCAGAGGTGAACGATCTTCGCGCGCAGTGGCTCGAGAATATGACTGTGAGTGGAGCCACAACATCTGTTGATGGTAGGACTGTTCCACTTGTTCGTCGTCTACCTAGTGGTGTAGCTCCAGATACTGAGAAGGGTATCCATCGTGTTACTGTGAATGGTAGGAGTGTGGTCTACAAGGTGAACGATGAGAGATTGTTCAATGCTCTTGAGTTCCAGCCTCGTGCCACTTGGCAAGCTACAGAGATGATGCGACAGGTAGCACAGAACACTATCACTGGCCCGCTCGGTACACTGGTGAATGGTTTCTCGATCTTCAAGTCGCCACTGTATGATACTACTATTGGCATGTTGAACAAGCCCAAAGATGTTCATCTGGGTCTTATCAATGAGATGCTGTCCAACATCAATCCCAACCTGTCGATCGGTAGACTTGATCCGACCGCTCTAGTATCCGCCTTCACTGGTGCCGCACGATACGGATGGGACAACATTCGTGGCAATATGGCACAGACCATGAGTGAACACTTGATTAGAGAACACTCGTGGTTGCGTGATACACTCGGAACTCAGAGGCTCACGACTCTTAGAGATCATCTACAGGGAGCATATGAGAACAGTGTCAAGTCACTGATGGATGATCTTGGCATTACCTCACTCACGATGCACGGCTCTCCTGATCCATCTTCTGTGATGAGTGGATTGGAGGGGATCACTCCTAAGTTCTCTAGTGACATGGCTGCAAAGCTCGCTAAGGATACCACAGAAGAGTGGGCCAATGGTAGGAAGGCAACTACCTATCAGATGATGTTATCTCAAGGTAAGTCTGCATTTGCTCGTGCCCGTTCGGATAGCCTTGCAACTGCATATGGCAATCTGTTGGAGGCTATGCACAACGGCTTCCGATATAGTATGGTTGCGGCCAACAGGAGCAGGAATCCTAACCTCGCGAAGCTTGCATCTCAAGCTCGTAGAATCAGTATTGACAGTGCACAACATGGTGGCAGTGATATATTCAACAAGATCACTAGTAGCTTCATGTATGCTAACCTGAGTATCCAGACCCTCCACGGTGTTGGAACTCGAATGCTCAAGAATCCTGTAGAGTTCGCAGGTAACTTTGCATCTGTTGCTATCCCTCTCACAGCTATGCACTATCTTGCTCTTGCTACTGATCCAGATGCAGCAGAGCAACACAAGAACAAGACTGCATCACAGAAGGCATCATCTGTCACCACGTTTGGTGGAGCAGAGATTCCCATTGATCCATTCCTTCGTCTGAGTCTTGGTCCTGCATTCGCTGTACTCGATCACGTTACAGGTGCACATGATGGCAACTGGAATGGTGACGTCATGCAAGCACTTTCAACTTGGCTTGAGGGTGACTACGATGAAGAGGGAATGAGAGAGGACGCTGGAACGGCTGCATGGGAGGCTATAAAGGCTAACAATCCGTATACTCCAGAAGCTCTACCCGGTGTGAACGCTGCATTTGCTTATGCTGGTATTGATCCCGGTATGACGAGAATCAGTGGTGAGGCATCACCAGTTCGTACACAGAGCTTGAGTGGATTCGATGCTGATGAGAAGCGGCCGGACAGCTTAACCAGTGGTTACACTGAGAACATGATTACGTCACTGCTTGGCACGTTCGGCCAAGGGATGATGAACATGGCAAACGATGCCTATAGAGCATTCAGTGCTACCAATGAGCCAATCCATGCGCTTGAAGCTGCAACCGAGCGGTATCGTGATACTATGGCTAAGGGATCAGGTGTGACTACACCTCTTCTCTTCTCTGGATATGAGCGTTTGAACTCTGTTGCGGATACCAACTGGAATGTGGTTCATGACAAGCAGAAGGGTATAGATGCCGCAACTACTCTCATGACTAATGACTTCATCAGGATGGGACAGTCTACCAATACCACTATTGGCAAGATGGCTCCCCTTCCTGTTGATGCTCCACATATGTTGCCGCAGGTTGCTGGCACTGCTAACGAGATTATTGGGGGACTTACGGCTCTGCTAAACCGTAGCAATGAATGGCAGACTATCAACCAAGAGTTGAGTAACCTGGCTAAGCAGAGTGAGGCTCTCCGTAATGGATACGGGATTGACTTCACTGGCAAGGAGCCTCGCACTAAGACTGCCAATGAGAAGAATGTAACACTGAATGAGTTGACGCAACAGAGGAAGTATTACAACCTATTGAAGCGTCAACTCATTGAGCAAGTAGAGAATGATATACGGCAGAGGATAGGTGATCCGGACTTCAGTTTTGACGGCTACAATCCTGATGATTATATGACACCTATCGCACCTGTTCAATAATACTATCCAAAGCCTTCGTAGAGAGCAGCGATTGTGTTGCTCTCCATATTGTTGTTGGCCGTCCCTTCCCAACAGACACACCATCGAAGCGCGCTACCATCTGTAGATCGTGCATGATGTCTAGTGCTGTCTTGATCTGCTCTGCGTTCATGTGATGTTGTAGGGCCTTGGTCAACTCACTTTGTTTGATTCCACCAGCCCCAGCTGCGATGAGCTTATCTCGTAGAGCATCAACTCCCAACACGAGTTTGCTGCCCGAACCGGTTCCTTCAAATATAGCTGCGCCGTCCTCTCTAACCTCTGTAATGACCCTGATTGCAGAAGTAATATGTGGACGTTGTATTTCCCACGATCCATCGTTGACGGCCAAGAGAGCAGCGACTCGAAGGATATGCCCATCTTCTCTAGACTGAAAGGACGCTCTAAAGGGATCTCTGTGTAGACTACGGGATCTATACCATGAGTCGAAAGTCTTTCTAGCACCTTCGGTAACTCTGATAGAGGGCGTACGCAATGCCTGTTGACGTATATCATCGAGAGCAGTTCGTATGTCAATGCTCGCTTGTTCACTAGGCTTCTCCGGCCAAGGCGCTCTGCGTTTGGGTTCTTCTGCTACTACGAAGATGACTCTCGAGGTGAAACCCCCTTCGATAACATCAGGATTAACGGCCCGCAGTAGCCAAGAGGGTGTCGATGCAGAAAGGAAGTTAATGTAGACATTCCGAAGTGTTGTGCGCCCTCTGATAAGGCTGCCCCCTCCTGTTCTAATAGTGGGAGAGTCATAAAGGTCTGTGAGAAGGGTTGGCATTTGTTCGACGTATCTTTCTTTGCCAAGGAACTTAACAAGCTCATCGATGGCAATACTTGCAAAAGCTGTTCCATGCTCAAGGGTTTGGAGTGCGAGGTCATATTCTAGTTTCTCCGGTGTTATCTTACTTTCCACAAGTAGATGAGTACTGCTATCAACCAACATAGGCCGAGCAAAACCCATGGCACGGCGAACAGCGGTACTCTTTCTAGTGACACCACTTTCCGCAACAAGGATACAAAACAGATTGAGATAAACAGGCGCACTAGGCCGATCAACCACAACGCCTCTGCCCAATGCGACTGAGAGAAGCCAGAGCGCAGTCCAAAAATCATATGCGAATGGCGTCTCACTCGGTAGCGAGTAGTCAAGGTATCTTCCAACGAAAGAAGTCGGTGGAACCAGCTTTTGGTACTTGACACGGCTCATTCCTTATCACTCTCTAACGGTATCCATCTTGGATTGCGTTCTATTCGATCCCCATGGTCCACATATCCCTTCTCTACCCAATCTATCAGATCGTTGCCATTCCCCTCCCAATAGTCAATACCACGGATGCGCTCCACTATCTCTTCCGCGCGTGTCATAGTATCCTCCAAGAAAAGTGCCCTCCCAACATGTGTCAGGAGGGCTGAGTTTAGCTAACCCCGAAAGGAAAGGTTAGCTGTCCCGCTGTTCAACCGGATTATGAGGTCCACCACTTTCAGGCTGACCAGTAACTCCACCATCACGGCCATGCAGACCGCGAGTGTTGGCTTCACCAGTGCTAGAGGTGTTGTCACCAAACTGCGTACCACGACGCTCACGAGCTTCCTCGTTTGCAGCGTCCTGTACAGTCTCGTCCTTCTGAGGTTCCTTATCTTTAGGAGTCAGAGGGCGGGAGTTTACATCGTCTTTCTTGTTGTCAGGCATCGACTTTCACCTTCTTTAGAGTTGACCATCTAGGCGAAATTCAGCACCGCGAACTCGCCATGTATTTCGCGGGCGGCAGCATCATAAGCTCTAGCAGCTTCCTCAGCTGTTTCGAAAACTCCAAGATGCTTTTTGTATCCATTCTCATCACGGATACGAGCAGCAAACCTAGTTCTGGATTTGGATACACCTCTGTATCCAGTCCCATCCTCTGTTTGCGGTTGTACAATATTGCGGCCGTTTTGTCTATGACTAGCCGACCGCATATTCTCTTTCCTGCAATCCAAACCATTCCTGTTTTTGTGGTCTACTTGGTCTTGTAGACCAAGAATGAAGTGATGCAGGTAGACAGTTTTGCCATCGATGTGAGCCACTGCATAACTGGTGTTGTTTCTCTTTGTTTCGTGCCAGTTATACAATGAGGCTCTTGCGAACTGTTCGCCGTCTACGAGAGCCTTATTTCCACTACTCAGTTTAATCTCACACACGACACTTCTCCAACGTTGACCAACGATGGGTTCCGTGTTCATCGGCCACGGAGGTTTTGAAGTCAGCAGGAATGATTAGTTCCCTAACCTGACCATCACACCCTTCTATGAAAAGGGGTTCTTCTGCATAACGCTTCATTATGGCTCGTACTGTGGGGCCATGACCCACACGATTAAGAGCAATGAGAGCGTCATGAATATTAAGAGCAATTCTGGCTTCACCAGTGGGCCAATCGGGATCATTATGACACTGGCGGATAATACGAGTAACCTTATCACCAATGGTACTCTGAGGATAGAACGCAATGTACGTGAGAGCCAGTGAATCATCCCACGGTTGGAGGAGGATGAGTCGTCGTCCGAAGGCATTTAGCATGTACCTCTTTGTCTTGAACTCATTGATGGTCCACTTCCACCACTCCTGAACCTCAGGATTAACTTTGTGGTAGAGATGCCATAGGTACTCAGCCTCACCATAACTCACTTCAAGTTGTGTTGCCAAACCATCAGGCATGAGATGGTAGTTCAGTGCATGACGACAACGCTTGGCAATGTACCGTTTGGATTTGGTTCCGTCCTCATTGTAGTCACTTGTAGGAACCTCATCATACGGCATATTAAACATCTGTGAGGCTAGGGCACGGTGAGAATCGAATATACCATCAACGCGCGACTGCTCAAATTGTTCCATCCATGTGGGGATCGGGGCACGCCAGCCAACTACTCTCGCTTCGGCTTGTCCAAGATCGAAATAATTAAATTCGTATCCCTCATCTGCAATGAACATATTATGAGCACGTTCTGGCTGGTTCTGTAGATTAGTTCCAGTTCCCCACCCCGTTGAAGCTGATGAAAGACGTCCAGGGGCACTTTGTACACCCGTTTGTTTGTACTCGCATCGTACCCTTCCATCGTCGTCAATTGTCATCTCCGCATAGGTTGAAGCGAACTTTGTTTCCTCTGCCATCTTGTCTATATGTTTAAGCAGAGCCTTACAATCGTCAGGAGTGCGAGGATGATCGTGCATTCTACGACGATTTTCTTTGTCAGTGGCAACTCCGCGTCCGACCAATCGTAGTCTTTTGAAAAATAGTTCAGCCATCTGTTTGGGACTTGCAGGGTTAGGACGGTGATCAGGATCGCCTGTACAAGATTGAACCATGTTGTAGTATTCATGTCTCAGTATTCCTATCTGTTGCTTCATCTCCTCAGCGATCTTCTCTTTGAGTGCGATGTCTACCTTAACACCACCAACAGTCATGATGAGAAGTTCACTATGAAGAGGCATCACATGCTCAAAGAAGAACTGAGCAAGTCCCTGATCCTCTAGCTCCTTGAGCATCATCTCCTGACACTTGAGCATGATACACACATCTTTGACGTTGTATATCCACTCAGCGTTGATGTCCCCGGTCTCCTTCCAGATCTTGCCTTCGTCTTTGTAGTACGGGTGGGTAGTATACTGAGTTGTTAGGAAGCCGAGATTATGTGGCATCGTGGGATAGAGGGTATGGTGTGCAAGCATTGTGTCGAACCATACACGAGACGTTCTAACTCGATCGTGGAACCAGAGCCAACTGCTATCATACATAGCCTTCTGTTCGACAAGTCTAATGTTGGGATCATCCACCAGTCTTTGGATCGCCCTCCACAATTGCATTTCTTGTGGTACTGTCCACCTGTTAGCAGTTCCAGTACGGAAGTTAATACACATTCCTTCGTGTGGATCGTTTGCAAGACCGATGCAAATTGTCTCACCTGATGAAGTTTCAATGTCAAGGCCAACGGGTTTCCCCTCAGTTCTCATCTTCTCAATCCATGCCATCGCCTCATCGAAGGTAGGATTGATGATTGGGTTGATATGATACTCTTCGAATGTACCCCTGAGTACACTGTCCAGACGCTTGCAATCAAACTTGAACATGAGTTCGTTCTTGTTGTCATGCAGGACAGCAGCAGGATTGAACATAGCTAGGACTTTAACGTCGCGCGCACTACGATCATGGCCCGCAGGAAGCTGAACATCCATAACACTGCCGCGATAACTAGTAATTCCAGATAGTCCAGTAATTGCTTGCAGCGAATAGTTGCCAAGACATACAATATATTTAAGATTAGGAAGCTGATTAAGCTCCCACAAGAGTATGCTCGTATAATGCGATACTTCTCCATGACCAATATCCTTCTTGCCCTTTGCACCAGCAACACTAACTAACTGACGTTTGATAACATTGCTGATGTAGACCTGTCGCCTGTTGATACCATATCCACGCAGATTGTTCCACAGATACTGTCCAGACCGACCAACAAGAGGCATCTTCAAGATACGCTCTCGTTCGCCCGGTGCCTCTGCAATGACAGCAATCTCTGCATTGAACGCACCATCACAACCACAGTCCACTTCTAAACCGAGTTGCTTAGCACGGAGTTGTATCTCACGATTTATCTCTGCGATTGTCTGTGCCATTATATACAATCCCGACATACGTTTTCCCACTCATCACCAACCTTGCGATTGATCCATCCGTGGGATTTAGCTTTCGCCATAGCTGCACTGAAGTTCTGGCAATGTGTCTCTTCAAACTCGTGACACTTAGGACCATCACAGCGCAACACGATGTAGCCACTATCGTCTCGCTCTATTGCCATCTAGTCTTTCTCCTGTATATCAAGGAAAGCTTTGACAGCCCCATGACAATAGATCCTGAACAACTCCTTATCATCGAAGTCATTCATGATACGTTGGATCTTCACCTTGGGGAACCGAGCAGCTACATCAACTCGCAGATCTTCTCGGACGTCATTGTCATAGTTCTTCCCTGCTGCCACCAACTCGATGAAAAGAACATTGCTCTCTCCAACGAGTCTGACAACAGGGGCCAACTCTTCGATGAAACCACAGTCACTGATTATGAACACCATGCAGCCACTTGACTGTCGCATACGTCTCCGCATAACGAAGCCAAGGAACTCATCACCGTGTTTGCCCTTAGCACAATCCGCAACATGTGTGTAGGCTTCTCTGGGAGTGAGACCAAAGAACTCACCATGTGGTACGTCCTTCTGCTTGTGTCTCTCAGGGAAGTATGGTTGATCGAAGTAGTTGGGGGGCCACTCATGAATGTTGTATAGAGAGTGTGCTGCTCTCTTCACAGGCTCCATGAATGTGATATGTCGAGGACGGAGATACTCAGCGTGGATCATGAGATAGTTGTAGACAATCAATGCTCCAGTGTCCTTACCCGAACCGGGAGGGCCGTTGAAGATGATTACCTTACGACCCTTGAAGGTATCATCAGTATCAGTTTGGACCATGTTCGTTTGCTCCTACTTCAATGGCCTCGTTACTATATGTTACGCTCGGACGCAATTCTTGTAGTTGTTTCACAGCAACATCGAGCATTTCCATTGACAATGGTATGGCAATAGGAGCTTCATTATCACAAGTAATTGGCATGATAAAAGCTGCGACCTCTCCTTCGGCTCCATCAGCCAGAAAGATATGAACGAATCTCACTCGTTTCTCTGCGTGCTCAAACAGACTTTTGAGTTCCGTCTCTGTATACACCATCTTATCCCATCTTATGAAGTGAAGTACCAAGACTACGCTGATCCGTGATGATGTGAACATGCTCACGACCACGAGAACAGGCAGTGTAGAAGTTGCGTCGGTTCTGCATAAATCCTGTTGACTTGTTTAGAACGTATACGAGACGACGATACTCTGATCCTTGAGACTTGTGTGTCGTGATTGCGTATCCAAGATCAATACTCTTTCGTGGGTCAATCTCGACGATCTTGCCGTATCTATTTTGCACCATGAGAATTGGTGGGATTGCTTGCTCTCGATCCCCAAAATCGATAATGAGTTCTCCATCACTGGTGATTTCGATAATCTTGCCAGTTTCTCCATTAAATACAGCAAGATCATACATGTTAGAAGTGACAATGACTTTATCACCCACAAACATGCGAATAACACCGCCCTTTTCATCGCCTTCACCTTTCACCCACTTGTGACGGGGTACTAGACACGCTGGCTCCATCCTGTTATGGAACAGAGATTGGATCATTGTGTTTAGTTTAACCGTCCCCACCCAAGATGTGTTCTGCGGGGTGAGGATTTGGTTCTCACTGGCTGTAAAATCCACTCCATTGTCCACGGACTCAAGGATATAGTCACGCAATGCATTGACGGGTTGGTCCGTGAAGTGCATACTCCACTGGTCATTACGTGTTGGCATCCTACCTCTGAGGATACTTTGCAGATTGAGCAATATGCCACTATCTTTCCCCTGTCTATGAACAGTCTCCAACACAACAGATGGAAACTTCGCCAAGAGTTGCATGAATGGAGACGGCTGGTCTCTAGCGTTCTGATCTTCCTCGATCGGCTGTAGCTGGTTGTTGTCACCGAACACACGAATACACGCACCATTGGGCAGCGCGTCAAACAGCGAACGATGAATCTCATTGTTGACCATAGCGTACTCGTCAACAAACAGCACATCAATTTCAAGGGGATTGGAACGAGTACGACGCGGATAAGAGAACTGAACAGGTCTACCAATCTTGGGGTCTGGATCACCTGGATGCGTGTACTCAAGAAGCCGATGATTGGTCATGGCCTCGATACCAGTGACCTCATAAATGCGTTTGGCCGCCTTTCCAGTGGGGGCGGCCAAAGCAACATTGTATCCGGCGTCTACTAGAGCTTGGTAAGATTGTTTGAGAATGGTAGTCTTACCACTACCGGCGGCACCTGTGACACCAACAACTCGCTTTGTAGTATCAGTGCACAGGTTGACCGCTTCTTGTTGCTTGGGATCAAGCGTAAATGGGATCGCTCCCTGATCGGCAATTGCCTCTGTAGAAGTCATGGCTGAAAGTGTCCTCTAGACGCTCAAGCGTCCTTACATCGCGTTCACGAAGATGGCCCAGCGCAACTGCATCTCGTGCAGCACGCTCCGCCCACTCCGTAACACCCTGTTCCCCGAACTGAGCAGCAGTCCGAGCAACATGCTCAACACGCTCACGAAGCTTCCGGTCGATCCTGTTCAGAACATGGAACATTTAACACCTCCTCTGCGGACTTCACAACACACCATCTAACAAACTCTGATGAAGTAATGCCAATGGCATCTGCTGCTTTATCCACAATTTCCTTTTCAGTTAGACTGCACTTGGCTTTGAACTGTGTACCAAACTTGCCTACAGCATGTATTCCTCTTGCCCTTGGGATATATGATGGGAAGGGAATTGTGATTTGTATTCTTGTATCATGCTGCGACATAGTAACAACGCCCTCATGCTGCTATGGTTCCGAACGGATCAAAAGAAAGGGGCCAGATGTTTCCACCTGACCCCTTCCTAGCTTCGTAAGTGGTGGACCTTACGAAGCAGCCGGCTTCGGAGCAGCGGCCGGAAGTTCAACACGAACAACCGCAGCCGATCCAACACCTTCGCTAGTGACCATCTCAAGAAGCTTCGCAGCATCACGCTCAAGACGAATACGAATACCGCCCTTGTTGAGAGCTACTTCGTTACCGTTCTCATCCTGATAGGTGACAACAGCGAACATCGGCTTAAGCTGGCGCGGGCCCTGAGGCTTGCGGCGCTTCTTGGGGGTGTCGGCGGTGGAGGCGGCGGGGGTAGGGGCTTCTGCCATGTGATATGTCCTCTTCTAGATTGCGTCCGCTTGGGACAGGTAAAGGTGTAGTCGTTGGGGTGCCCCTTGTCAACAACAAAAAGCACCCCGACAGTCATTAGGGGGCAACAACCTTCTGGATCGCGGCCCGCGTCTCACCCTCATAGGTGTCATGGGTCACGGATACAGTGGCGCTGAGGCCCACCCACTCGTTCAGGTCGATCTTGGTGCCTGCCTTGGCTCCCACAGCCTCACAGAACTTACGGAGCCTGTGACGGGCCGCAGGGGAGTCCTCAAGGCTGAGACGCTGGAACACCAGCACCTGCCCGTCCGGGTCGCCCTCGGAGTAGTCAGCCGGGTACGCTTCAGGTGCAATGAAGAAACTCACCGCTGCATACCTATTGCCCTTTGCACTAGTACGCGCTTCGGCACCACGAATTTCAGCCGGATACTCTCCAACAGGAAGAGGAACAGGAGCCTCTGCCGTAGAGATGTCCTCGCTGAACTCGATAATGCTTCCAACGCCGTTGTTATCTGCCATTCTAGTTTCCTTACGTTCAGTTGCAACTGAGGCTTCTTGTGTTGACTTCTCATTCGCCTCAACATGAGAAGTATCCTTGCCCTTACGGGACTTGGATCTTTTGTCTGCCATTGTCTATCCACTCCTGATAGAAACTTGCTATGGAATGTTTGCCAAAAGGATCAGCGGGATCGTAGTTACTTACATACTCGATCTTCTTGCTTGTGTCAAACATACGTGATTTCATCGGCTTGCGGTTACGACCAGCACGAACAAGTATGCGGCGCTCTTTGCCAGTGTCCTGCATGAACCACACTTCAGAGATTTGAAGAGCAGCTTGATCAGGCAGCTTACCACCGAGCATCATTGTTATGTAGAGGACGTTTCCGTTGTCGTCTGTTGTGGGACCATCCTCATGTGTAATGAAGATGCAGTGTTTTCCATACTTACCCGTAAGTCGTAAGAGGCTCGCGACAAGTCTGAGAGTAAGAGCATTTCGTGCTCCGTAAGCTCCCGGCGAGGGTCGCTCGATAGTAGCTCCTTTTGTGATTGAGATACCAGTCTCAACAGCATACTGTGAATACGAAGTGAGGCTGTCAACGATGACTGTATCAATTCCGTTTGACTCATCACCCAATACCTTACTCAAATTGAATGGATCGTCCGTCTTGAACTTCTCTGTGATCGTATGTTTCTGATTGCTCAGATCAAGGATCAACACATCATCACGAGGACCAAGAGAAGTTGGACCATCAGGATCGAAGTTGATGAGAAGCTTCTTGCCCGGAGCAGATGCAGCTAGAACTGTCTTACCACAACCGGCTGGTCCCCATATCAGCATAGACAAACGTGTGTTTGCTTCTGCTGCTGACTTGATCTGCAAGCCACCACCAAGGTCAATTTCCATCAGTTGTTTCCTCGTACTCATCATACTTGGATAGGTCTACAATTGTGGATAATGGATCAGACATGAATAGACCTGATACCATAAGAATAACCACACCGACTACTCCCAGAAAGGTAGCACCGGCTGCTATATCAACTGCTGTATCAAGCATTAGTCACCTCCAGCATTGACTTCATGTAGAGGACTCCATTCTTCCTCATACATTTCAGTCAACATGAGTTTCTGTTCATCATCCTCTGCATCACAGAATGGAATCATCGAGCAGGGACGGAAATAGCGGTTGCAGCTATGAGTATACTTAGGAGCATCAATCGGGTTGTTTTCGTAGGCCCGTTCAAGCTCGACAGTATGAAGAAACCAATTGAACCAACGCTCAAAATGATGTGAGTACCGCGTGACACTCTCTCGTACCAACCCTCCAAAGTCATAGTTCTTAGGAAGCGGAACACTCATTCCAAAGATTTCTGCTCGCTCGATTGGCTGTCCGGCCCATAGGGAGAGAGCGAAACAGTAACCAGTGATTTGACTTGAGAGTAAGAATGACTGTGACCAAGCCTCATCCAATCGGCTAGCTGTCTTGTTCTCGTGTAGATAGACGGTATCAGAGCGGCAATGAAGGCCGTCTGCCTTTCCGATGAATCTATATTCGCGGGTATCTCCGTTGTCAAGCACGAAGGACAGAACAATGTCAAACGGTAGTTCGATGCCGATGTCAGACTGAGGGTCAGTTGCGTCTCTGATCCACACGGGCATTCTATTCCAGTCCCATCTATCAATATACGCAATGCAAGCCTCCTCTAGATTTGTCATTGTCCTTCTGCGATCACTCGGATCGTCGTGGAATCCTGAAGTCTCAAGAGCAGTGAGGCAGAAGGCAAGTGATTGGACACGAGGATCTTCTGATCTATCGACAGACGATAACATCGCATCGTATCGTGTAGCTCCAAAAAGTCTCGGCCCATGAAAGTCCGCAAGATCGGGGAGTTGTTGATACTCACGAAGCTGCCACAAGCGCACCGCTGCGAACACTTCATGTGCTGCACTCCCCATCTCTAGAGGCATAGCCCGTCCACCTTTGGACATGACTTTGTGCATAGAGTATCGGAGGATACCCCATGTTGGACATGTGTTGATAGCTGTGAGCTTCGTATTGTCGTAAGCTGGCAGATGCATATCTGCTTCGGTCGTTAGCCTAGCAGAGACACTCTTAATGCAAGGAACTATATATGTCATGCGTCCTCATTACCCTCCCCACTCTGTTTGAGTTGTTCAGTTGCTCGCATCATCTGTTCACTGCGATCTTTCATGTTCTGAGCGACATCAGCGAACTGTTGAACGAGAGATACTATCTGTTCCTGCATGGTAGCAAGTTCAGCAATAGCCTTGACATTGGTATGGTTGATTTCTGCAATCTGTGCAATCACATTGACAGCTTTGATTGGCAGTGTGTTAGCAAGTTGCTCTCGTACATCACGACCACGCATAACGCCGGTGTGTTCAGTGGTTCCACCGGGAATGATGATAGGACCATCAGGCATTCTATTCTCCCAACACGAGTTCTAGAACCTTAAGTTCCTGCACATACTTACTAGCAGCTTCGATAGCCTTGTGACTGACTTCTAGCTTCTTAGCAAGCATATCCAGAACCTTATCGTAGCGAGCCTTATCCTTCTCTTCCTTGATCTTAGCCTTGGCTTCCTGAGCAAGTTGATAAGCCGTGTACTGTCGCATACGACGCTCTTGCATATGCGTGACAAGCTGTTCAAGTTGTTCGGTAGACAGTTCACCGATCGAGGCACGAGTGATAGGCGTGTCTTGAGGAAAGCTAAGCATCAGAGTACACGCTTGAACTTGGACTTGAAGTCCTCAAGGGTGCGAACGCATTTACTACGTGGATCAGTTTCATCTGCTGGATAGTACACTACAGCCGGGAGCCACTCACCGGTACTGGGATCTTTCAACTCCACATTATCACAGCTCGAAATGAAGTATTCATTTCCTTTGTATGTATACAGATAGCGATCCTGAACTTCGTTATCAGTGAGCATGTCTCATCCTTTCACATACTGGTCAATGAAACGCTCCGCAGCACGGAACGCCTTGATCTGTGTATCACTTTCTCCACGTTCAGTGTATCGAGTGACTACTTCAACAGTGACTTCCCATTTCCATGTTTTGGTTGCTGGTATGAATGTGACGGTATAGCGTTGTTTCTTGTATAGTCGGTTCATCTGTTTTGGTCTGATTGCGTGTACATTAGGTGCGACACTCGTCACATTGATCCTCCTCCACTAGATTGTCCTATTCCGGGTTGAGATCGTTGTGAGGCTGTTCACCTAAGGCGTTGAGCTATTCACAGTGGGCGTCTCACTTTCGGATGCCCAAACCCGCAGCAACCGGACTTGCTGAAAAGTTGTTGTATTCCGCAGTCGAGGCTAAAGGGTACGGAATACATGTGTCCCCACAACGAGAGGAACAGTCTCGCCCTCAACACACAACAGCACTACTCTTCAGTAGTACCGTCCTCGGGAGCGAATCTAACGCTATCGTATGGAACATAGAAACGAGCACGTGACATGCCTTCTATGTCTACATCAACCATTTGATTAGTTGCGCTAACAGTGGCGAGGTCTCTGATTGTTCCAGTCCTCTCTTCACCATTGCGTTTAGTGTATATCACACGACGGCCTATATCTTCGCTCTTGAACATATTACCCTTTCAAACTGATGTTGATATTCACAGCACCCTTGCGAGGCTTACTACTACGCTCGATAAGATCATTCACCTGTGTCTCATTCATATTGAGTTCTCGCATGAGATTGTTCTTCAACATAGTCTTATCGAGTGTCTGAGAAGAAGAGGACTGCTTGAGAGCAACGTCAAAGTGTTCACTCTGCCATGTGTTGATTTCCATTCCCTCAACACACTTGCTCTCATCAATGATACCAGCCTCAACAGCAGCCTTCTTAGCTGCATCGTATCTCTTCTCAGCCATCGATTTGAGTTCTTTAGACACGAATAGCTCGAATGCCTGACTGAAAGTGTTCTTGTCACTCTCAGGAGGAGCCGAGCCATTCTTCTTACCGATGTTCTGGAATGATTTCTGTATTGCAGCTTTGATCTGTAGCATCTGCAACATGAGTTGTTCCTTTCATGTGTTGAGAAGTTGGGGTTCGCGTACCTCCGTGAGATACCAACCCCTCTGCTTGCACGGCACCTAGGATAACCGCTTCCCACAGCCAATGGGCGACATAAAGGTATCGCCCATTATCTAAACCCTACCACATACACACGCCTAAGTCAAATAGGCACCCAAAGCAAGAGCCAACACATGTGTAGCTATTAGCCACCATGCACTGTAGGACTTAGGTTTGGGATTGAGTTCAGGGTAGGTGTCGAACTCAGCATGTAGATAATCAGAACGGCGGGACGAACGGATCATCTTCTTGCTCCATTACAGGAGGAGAGGGAGGGAGTGGTGAAGCTTCGATAGCTGGAGCCTGTGCAGCAGGAAGTGCAAGACGTGTTGCCTCTTCCAATAGATTACTCATCTGCTTCGCAACTTCAGCTTGGATGCGGGGTGCAATGAGAGAAATGAGGGACAAAGTTTCCTGCTCATCCATCTTCACAGTGATAGCTGTATTGTTCCAGCTATTATCCAGCTTCACTGTTGCAATGAAAGGCTTATCCTTTGCATACAACGACCGTTCAATGCTGATAGAAGAAATCTTCAGCGCATCAAGTGCATCTGCCATGTCTGTTTGCCCTTTGTGTTAAGGATTGTTAATACCATATCCCGGAGCCTGTGTCAACCCCCTATGTGGACCCCCTACATATGGTAGGTGGGGCAGGGGCAGGCACAACATCTAGGACTGCAAGAACTCACTATCACCTGTCAAGATGATTACATCACCAACGAGAATATCTCCGGGATAGAAGCCGAGAGCTTCGTACCATTTGTCAGAAGCTATGATATTCATTGGCAGATCATTCATCTTACCTTCTTCATTACAATAGACTACACACTCCTCTCCTTTATACTTGTTGAAATGTGGAACCAACTCGATGTAACCATCTACAGCAGCCTGCAAGTAATCAAGTCCGCATGGCTTGTCCCATTCAGCTTCTGTAGTAGTTCCATCAGTCTTGAGAATGATTGTCTTACCTTTCATTGTTCTTCTCCTGTTGAGGCGTCCTCTGTGGGGGAGAGGGCGGCGTCAATCTGGCGTATCATCGCACTTCTCTCGTAAGCGCTCGGCGCGAGTGAGTGTCCGCCAGCGACGACCATTTGCTCCAGCAGGTCCGAGCGAGCCTGTTCCAGCGCCTCCCGCAGCCGCTTCACTTCCTCGTCAGTAGATAGAGTAGGGAGGCGATCGGCGGAAAGACGAAGCGCATCCTCATAGGCTTTGTCGATGCCGTGCTCTTGAACGTAGTGGCCGCCATCGCGGTGGATCACGCTCAATAGCTCGCCGAGCCGAGTAGCTGATTGGTCGGTAGGCGCAGGGAGGGGCATGGAGCGGATGCGCTTGGCGGCTTCCTTCATCAGGTATTCGATATTGGTCGTGCGCTCCGGATGAACCCGTGTCGGCCACTGCTCCAATTGTTCGACAAGCCATGCCTCCAGCTCGCTCTCCTCTCGCACCGCCGTCTTCTGTTCTTCATCCATCTTCTTTATCCTTCACATGTGCATAGTTAGTTCTGTTCACTATCTCTGTCACTGTACTCCTACCAATACCATACAGTTCTCCAATCTCTTCATGTGTTGGGCCATTAGGCTTGGCAGCGAGTTTGCGTATAGCTCTCACAGTGTGGTGTGGAAGTCCATGACGCTCTCTCTGTTTCATATCATTCATGTTCTCTTGATGAGAACCCTTGATGATGTGACGAGGATTACAACAGATTTCGTTATCGCAGTTATGACGCGCAAGCTCATCCGTAAGCGTGCCCTCTCCGTGTACGAGCTCGTAAGCCAGTCTATATGCAAGATGCTTTTTGCCCGATACCGTGAAGTACGGGCGACCCTTAGCATTTGTCTTACCTTTGAACGGCCAACACGCATCTGGTCCTCCTGACATATCTATAGATCGGAATACATCTCTAGCTTGATTTGGGAATGGCATCACGAAGCTCTTTCGCTATATCTCGAAAGTGAGTTGCTTGAAAGTGAAACACACTAGGAACAGGTTTGGCGGAGTATCCTGACTGCTCAGCGTAATGTTCTAGACACTCTGCTTGGACATCTATCTTGTCGATTATCTTGTGAACGTCCATCACACAAATCCTCTCAACAAGTATCCAGCAACAACTCCGATAGTACCGCACCCGACGGAACAGCCGATAACGATACGATGCATAGCTTGTTTGGTTGCTTCTCTTACTTCTTCTCGAATACGAAGTTCTCTCGCTAGACGTGTTGATATGTTCTCAGTGACACGGGTGTCTGTCGTCCCCGGCTGTGGCATAGTGTCACGCATTGCCTTTATCCTTATCATATGCAGTAATCATCTCTTCACTGAAACCCTTCAGGAAGATGATGGGATCGAATGACATGTCAATCTTCTTGGATATCTCTTCTATCATCTCACATACAGCGAGGATATGAGCCATCACACCAATGAGAGATGCAGTTGCAGCACAGTCGGGACATGCGGCTGATACTATCTCCACTCTTCGTCCGATGGCATTGACTATGCTGTTACTATATATGATGGGCATATGACTGTTGCCTGATAATCCAATGAGATGTTCAGTAGCACCAGATATAATACTGCGATAGTATTCAGAAGGACTCTCACCTTCTCGTCTGTCTTTCCATTCACTTGGATCATGTAGTGCCATGTCAATCCTCCTTTGGTTTGATTAAGACTTCATCATCACCTTCATCAGCACGAAGAGTAGTGCGATATACACTACCATCGGACCTAAGTAACAGAAAAGTTCCCAGATGAAAGTCGTTTGTGTGGAGCCACAACTTCCAAGTCCCCCCGCCAGCATATTCAAGTGCTCCTTGTATTCTCGTTGGCAGAGCGATACGGGATGGCATCAATCGTCTCCATCGAACAAGAGAAGATGATGTGCGAGACGAGCCTCACTTTCTGATGAATACCAATTAACTGTTTCATACTTCTTGTCCTCTACATACCGAAGTATAGCCCACTTGGCAGAGTCATCTGCTGGAGCAATCTCCTTGAACAACATATACTTATCATTCATTGGAACCTCCCTCGATTGCCATGAGTACCTCCATCCTCTTCATCCTTGTTCACCATGATCTTGATAGACAGGATCTCATATCCTTCCTTCTCAAGACGCTCTTGATGAGGGACTAAGAGGTTCTGATTACTAGTGAAAGTGTACTTCCTGAACTTGGTATCTGTCCCTCGTTCTCGGAGGAATACTTCAATACGGAATAGATCATTGGGCATCTGTTATCTCCTAGTAATCATCTTCACCACGGCTCAAACCACGAGGATTTCTGTATTCATATTCTCGTTGGTCGCTCTCTCGGTCTATTTCATAATCGGACCTGAGATCCTGCAACCACGGATGGGACAAACTCGATGGACGCTTTCTGGTGAAGTATGCATCACGCTGCTTCTGACTTGCATTTCTGAGGTCACGCATTGTTGCCTCCTTCAAGTACCTTACGCTCGGTGTCCAAGTCACGATTGTTGGCTCGATCAGCACTGAATCCTACATCAACAGGACCAAAGCGTGCTTCGAGCTTCTTGTCGATGCGATTGATGTTCTCGATATGTGTTTCATCAAGCACTGAGAGCCCAAGAGCACGATACCATGCTACATCACCAAACTCTTCAGCGAGATTGATCTTGTCAACATGAGTTGGATCTGTCAGACCCTTCAACAAAGCCTCACAAAGCTCAACTCCTTCGGTCGCTACGCCAAGGATAGCATGGGTCATTGCATTGCCATTGGGAGAGCCTCCTACAGTGGGTGTTTCGGTAGGCAATACAACTCCATCTGCCTCCCAAGCGAAGTCACGACCATAGAACAATGCCTTCTTGATACGATCAAGACGATTGCCTGCTTCAATGAACTCCTTGAGAGCCTCAGTGAAGTCATTGAAGTCTACTTTGTCACCGTGCCACTCAGTAGAAGCACGAGCCAACACATGTTGAGTGAACTGTTCATCAATAATCATCATCCAATCTCCTTCACTTTGTTGCTGAGGTTCTGCACAGCCTTACCGAGTCCACGACACACTGAACATGTGCGCGCACCTACTTTGCCAGTGCCTCCACATGTAAGACACTTGGTTTCTCTCATTTCACCATCTCCTTAAGTTCAGCCTTGATACGCCTTGCAACTTCACCTTTCCATGTCTCTGCATTAGCAAGGAAATAGAGAACAACACTCTTGGCACTGTCCAGATGATAGTTGTCAGTGATAGCTGTGAGAATTTCCATTGGTCTCAGATATGTATCAGCAGCGGACGGCACACGACCATTCTTTGTCTGTGCTGACCAATCAACACGTATCTCACGAGCTATTTCATAGAGAGGACGAGACAACATCAGAGATTCTCCTCAACATATGTTGCGATTTTCTCGAAGGTGTGGCCTGAATCGTTCATCTCAGTCAATTCGTCCACATATGTGTCGCCTAGATTTGTAATTCTTCTGATACGTGATGGCAGAGTGCCAATAGATCCCGACTCGCTATCTCTAAGAACATTGAGACTGCTTTCCTGCCACTGTGGATCAACAATATCAGTCAGCACACCAAGACAACAGAAGCCACCTTCTGTGTGAAGGAAGCCTTGAATCTGCTTATACTCACCACTCCTCAGAGCAGCAACCCACTTCTCTTTCCATTCCTTGTCCATCTCATACCTCCACAATTACAAGATTAGGGAATACATCACATGCAATAATAGCAGGTCCATGGCGAGCCATCATGCGGTCTATCCAATGATTGGCTTCGTTCTCATCTGCACATGCTTGGGTGACGGCCTCGCCGTTGGTATAGAACACAGCGGCTTGGAGTGGATAGAGTTTGACATGTGTCTTAGGCATCTTTCCCTCCCAATACCTGAACGAGTTCCCAAGCTGATCCTTCAACTTGAATCTCAGAGCCATCATGAAGCTGAGCAATGCAGGCGCGTTCATGTGATCCATCATCCATAACACTCCTCACGTATTGTGGATTGATGTACAAGAAGCAGCCATTCGTTAGTGCAATGCGTTTCATCATTGAACTGTTCCTTCAATGTGTGTTGAGAGATTACCTCGATCTGTAATGAGCGAGACGAGCCTTTATCTTCTCACTGTATTCAGGAGAATTGGTTCCCTCTTCGTCTATTAGATCCTCCTCCTCCAGCCAACAGTCTTCACACAGATCACCAATATCGTGTGATCCATATAGAGAGCTTGTACCTACACAATTGCCTAACGGCTTCTTGCAGTTCGGACATTTGGACATATGTTCCTCCTCTTGTGTTAAGCCCCATTGTTCCTAAGAAATCAATACACATTCCTTATGGACGCGACTGGTTGCTGCTATCGTATAGCGTTTACCAGTCTCTCCTTCCACATGGAACTCTCTGCACACGGGATCATACCAGCGCACAGTGAACTCTTCATAGCGCCCATCTACATATGTGTGTCCATATTTCCTGTTGAGTTTGAGATACCGCATGACAATCTCCTCCCATTGTTCCTAAAGAGTACCACAGTACTCCTGTTAAGTCAAATGGACCCCCAAATGAAGGCCCCTCGCGTGTTGGGTTTGGGAAGCATATCACACCCAAAAGTGACTGATTTGCAGGAGTTTCAGGCCCTACGGCTTACTTATATACCTACCGCCGTGGGTGGGCAAGGGTATATCGCGCGTGTCATACTGTCTCACGCGCACTGCACTCGACAAAACTTCTCATCTCATAATGTCTTGAGCGCACACGACACGACGCGCACTGCGCGCTGATGATCGCTCATTGGAGCGATACAAGTGTATAACATGTCATATGTTGAAGGCACAAAAAAAAGGGCCATCCCGAAGGACAGCCCTTTGTGAGTTGGAGTGTGTTGTTATGCACGATCACGATTGACGAGGCCTGCATACTCCTGCCAATGATCCGGGGTTATCTCCAACTCGAAGCCTTCAATTACACCGCCGTTCATGGCTGTCTCTTCCATCAGTTGATCCATCATCTGACCAATGGAAGGGCCACGACCGGGTTCAAGAGGGATGTGTCGGACTTCACGGATTGAAACGTGGAGCATGGAAGTCTTTTCGGTGGATGCATCAATCGGGATGGCCTTGGCTACATGTGCGCGCTTCATGTGTTGTTCCCTTCGTGTGTTGTGTATTGTGTTGTGGATCATCGCACAATCCACAACACATGTTGAACGATCAAGCGGCCTGCTTCTGCTCCTCCTCGTTCTCGTCTTCCATCGGATCAACGGCAAAGTAAGCCGCAATATCCTGTGCCAGTGCGAAGAGTTCACGGCGGAGGGTTTCGCTCAATCCCACCTCACTCTCGTCCGCATCCGAGTTCGCGTTCTGCTGAACGATGGCACGAGTGAAGGCGATGGACGCGAGAAGAGTTGCACCCTTATCCGTCTTGTTCTCTCCTGCCGCACGCTGAGCCTTCGGAGGATTGGCACGCTTTCCGAGTTCAGCAAGCGACGCCTTATCCTTGCCGTTCAGCGTCTTGGGAGTGCGACGAAGCTGCTGATAACGCGCCTTGTCCTCTTCATCCGCATCCTCAGCCGGTTCCGGATAGATGGCTTCGTTCGGGACGACGAGGCAAGTCGTCATCTTGTCGCGTCCGCCGTGCCGCGTCTTGACGGTGCGAGTGGAAACGAGAGAAGCGAAATCCTCTTCCTTCTGATAACGATCCCAGAGGTAAAGAGCCATCTTCACCGCACGGCCGAGACGCTGCTTGATTGCGTTGTCGAGTTCGGAGATGCCGAACACAGTCTCCGCGATGGCGACAGTGCGAGCGGACTTGAGCTTCATGTCCACAGTGCCGTCATTGTTGCGCGGATCATTGCGAACGTCGGCCAACTCAAACTCCACAACCTCAATCTCAGGCTCGGCCTTCGATCCACGGTTCACCTCAGCCTTGAACGTCATGGTGAAGGCGGCGAGGTAGAGAGCATGAGTAGCGATAGCATCGCCACCATCGCCAGCCGAACCGGCAATCGTCCACTGCTCAGCGGCCTTACGACCGAGTTCGGAGACATTCGCATTGTTGGAAATGTTGTTGGAAATGTTCTTCATGATATTGTTCCTTCATGTGTTGCGATGGAGCCATTCCCCATCGTTCTTATACTCTACACGATACACTCGTCTAAGTCAAGTTACGCAAAGCTACACATACACAGAACTCAACATGTGTTGTCAGTACAACGGCAACGGAACTGCACTGTAGACAACATTGCCTCTCACGTCTCTCTGATACCAAGCTGTCAGTTCAGCGGCTTGTGTGGTTGCCTCATCACGGGTTGGATAAGTGATAAAGCCACTTGCACTCTCATAATCAGTGCAAACTCTGTGACTGTATCCACGTCTCAGATCAACAGCGATAATTCCCCACATGATTATCTCTCCTCACAAACAAGGGCCACACATATAAAGGCAACAGTGATTAGGATAACTGCGATCATGTGTTTATCCCTTCCGAGTACAGTTCCAGCCGGTTTCATCCTCAGTAAGCCACCATTGCACCTTACCAACGAAATACAACTCACCCTCAGGCTCACGAGAATGGAATTTAGCCTTGGGTGGGAGACACAGCTTGGCTTCGTCATAAGTCATTTCATGTTCTCCAATCTGGAATGGCGAGATACCAGTTCCATGCCGCTCATTATCCAATATCCCATCACTCAAGTCAACACATGTTTCGATGTGTCACCAAAGGGGTCTACTAAAGAACATGCTTTGTTCTGGATATGTGCATACACACAGCAACACATGTTGAGTGATCGAGTGTAGTTCACATGCAAACACAGGCACTACCCCCATATCCCCCCACCAAATCCAAACATGGGTGTTATGTGTAGGCGTGCGTGTGAAATTCGAGGTCAACCAAGCCAAACTTCTACCCATTCAACACTCAGAATAGTACCCCCTACACTCCCCTACACTTATCCAAACACACTTCTCTCTTATACATTCTATATCTACACTACTACACTGTTATTTATCAAGAGTACTGAGAGTATAGAGTAATGAATAGTAGTGAATGGTGATATGAAGTTATGTTGATGCGTCTCGGCCACCGCTACGCGCTGGCCTCGCCTCAAATGGACCACGATAAAGGGGGTTGACACCGCCGATTCCCTTGGTATGCTGTCGCTTGACCCGCCCCGCAGGGCCATACAAGAAGAAAAAGGTGTGTGTCATGATTGTTTCATCTGCTCCGTTGTTCAATAATGACTTTCCACTCAACACTTCCAATGCATATCCATCGCGTAAGTCACATGATGCAGTTGCAAATGCAATTGTTGGTGCTGCTCCGGGTGCTGCTGTGAATGTTGTGAACAATCGACTCGTACATCGGACCAACGATCAGGCTGATGTGTTTGGTTCTCGTAGTGTTGAGACCGTTACTGAACTTAATCGTAATACTACATCACAGGATGCAACTAACATCAAGAGTGAAGTGGTTATCCAGAACTCTGGTGGACTTGTCTTTGCTCGTGATCTTAGTGGCAATGGTGGTCCAGCCTTCACTCGGAGTTAATGATGATCGAGACAACTCTTCTTGGTCCTAATGGTGGGCCTGCTATTGATGAAGTAACAGGTCAACCTCTGACTATGGAGGAGATGTTACGTCGTCGTGGCATCATGGCGCATAAAGGTGTTATCTCACCTCTTAATCAAGGTTCATCGAATGCGGGTGCAAGCGGTTCCGCCCTTTCCGCTGCACTTGCAGGTGGTGCTGGTAGCTATGGAGATTCTTCAACTGCCAGCACCATTAACTTCCGTGATCCATACGCTGATGCCGGAACACAGACTGCAAACAATCCTTACAATCTAGATGAGAATGGTAACATCGACGGGATTCCGGGTGTTAACAAGGATGCACTGGATAAACTCGGTGATGAACAACTCAGTCAGTTGTTTGATCCGGGTGGATTACTTGCTACTATTGGAGTTGGTACTGCTGCTGGTATCGCGAATTATCTTGCTACACGCAGGAAGGTTCCAACTGGTGCAACTGCTAATGGAACAGCACTAGCCACAACTGTTGCAGGTCTTGAAGAAGAACCAAGAGTTGCAAACTATGATGCTCGTGGTAATCCAACATCCGAAATCATTGATGGTGAGTATCGAGTTCTTGATGATACCATTGATGCAAAGAATGTAACTGCTCCTAAGCAGATCGGTGCTGGTCCTAAGATGCTCCCCGGTGCTGCTCCTGTTACTGAGACAGAGAGTGAGCTTGGTAGAGCTATTGGATTCCAGAGGAAGCTTCCAAACTATGCAGGCAATCGTCCGAACACTCGCAAAGAGATTGGTGCAAGACAGGCTGTTCAGTCTCGTGTGTTGCCACCCGGTCAAGGTGTGATACATGCTGAACCTGTTCATCAAGGATACACTCCTGAAGAGATTAGGCTTGCACAACAGCTTGCACAACGACTCAAACAACAACGCAGTCAGGGAATACAGAACAAGAATTATAAGACAGGCCGACCACGCAATGTTGGTAGAGCCAATGCAGGTTCTTCTGCTCCTGTAGATGATAACAGCCTTCTCTCTCAAGCTCTTGAGATTATCAGGAAAGCGAAGGTCAATCCAACGACTGTTCGTAGAGTGAAGTAATGCAACTACCAGATGCTAATGAACCACTCGTTCTAGCAGACGGAACCAAGATTGACCCAGCAACCGGAAAAGTTATCCGCGATCAGGTTGCTAAGTTTATCTCGGTGCCGTCTCCTAGTGATGCACAAAAGCTTGTTGTTAAAGCGAGGAAAACAGTTGCCGATCTTCCCGCACCGCCGAAACAACTTTCGGGAGTGGCTCTGGTCGCTTTTTACACTCTGTTCGGTTTGGGCGATAGCGATATTGCTCTGGCTCTGGATTCTCGGTTATCTATAGAGCAGATCAAGCAGATCAAGAAGAGTGAAGCCTATATAGACTTCATGGCTGCTGCCAAAGACAACATTGTCAACACGGAAACAGATACAGTCCGTGAAGTGTTCCAGACTCATGCTAAGAATGCTGCACACAAGATCGTTGAACTAGCTGATAGTGAGAACGATGTTCTAGCATTCAAGGCATCACAAGACATTCTAGATCGTGCAGGACATCGTCCCGCTGACATCATTGAACATCGACATACAATGGAAGATGCATTGCAAATCATCATTACCAAACGTGATGATACTCAGCAGATGCCAACCATTGATGCAGATGCAATCGAGGTAGATAATGACTGACATCTTTTATCCCGATCTGTCTGGCAATGGTAGGGGCGTGTTGGACCTCGATGATGTCGCTCGTGTTATTATAGATACGAGTGAGCTTGATTTCTTTACTCCTGAAACATTTGGTGCCAAGGGTGATGGTACTACTGATGATACTGGAGCTTTCATTCTTCTAGCACTTGCTGTCAATGCAGCTGGCGGAGGTGTAGTCAATCTCAGTGCTACTACCTATGCTGTTGGCGGTATCGCTAATCAGACGATGCAAGATCCTGCAATCAACACGTATTACACTTGGCCTCCTACTCATCAGTACATTATGGGATTCACCAATTGTGATCGTGTTGTCATCAACGGCAACGGTGCTAAGATCATCAACGGTCCCGGCGGAAAGTATGGTGTGTTCGACACCGCTGGTAATCCTGTTGTAACTGCTCCCGGCTATCTCGGTACTGGTGCAGGAACCCCATACTACGCGATGATTCATACTGAACATTGTCACCAAGTCTCCATCTCTAATCTAGAGTTGGATGGCAACATGGCAAACACCTCAGTTGGTGGATACTTCAGTGACGTAGGTATTCAGTTGCCTATGACTGGTATCGACTGTGATGAAACTGAAATGATCCACATCAGTAACGTCTATACACACAATCATGGTTTGGATGGTGTGCATATAGACAGCTACTGTGCTCGCAAGTATACCGTTACAGCCGTTAGTGGTACGACTACATTCGCTCATGGACTACAGGGAGCAACAGTCAACAATCTATCTGTGTTCGTGAACAGTGTTCGACAACTCATAGGTTTCACTGTCAATGCATCCAATGTTGTGTTCGATGTTGCAGTCCCTCGCTACTCGAATGTCACGATCCGTCGTCGTGATCCTGTTGACATCAAGTCACTTGTGATCGTTGATAATCTTCGTGCTTCACGGAATGGTAGACAGAATACATCTCTTGTCGGTGTAGATGGTATTGTTCTTCGCAGTTGCTCGTTCAATCAGGCTGGTAAGGAGAACAATGGAGTTAGCTCTAATCCTCGTGCTGGTCTGGACATTGAATCTGAAGCACAGAAGGTCACTCGTGGTATCTATATAGAGAATTGTGAGTTCATCGACAACGGCGGTAATGGCATGGTTGCTGACAGTGGCAACAGTGCTGAAATGGTTATCAAGAGTTCTCGATTCATTGGTACGACTCAGTATGGTGCATGGCTGAACAAACCGAACATCAAGTTCAAGAATTGTTTGTTCGCTGGTTCTATCACTCAGTTGTGGCACGGCAATGGCCTAACTGGTGGACAGATATTCAGCCCATTCGATGCTGCTCGTTTTGAGGAGTGCAGGTTCACTACTGATCCAACGGAGTCTCCAACAGGTAAACTTCACATCGTGAACAATCTCATGATTGATGGTGGTGTGAAGTTCACTACCTTCGAGCGATGTGAGTTTGAGCATCACGTTCCTCCGATCCATCGTAATACAACAATCACTTCACTTGTTGCTACAACTGGTACTACTCCTTTCAGGACTTTCCAGTACAAAGTGTCCAAACCACAGAATGCAGTTGTCAGTGCTGCATTTAGTGGTGGAGCAACAGCAACAAACGTTACTATCAGTGATGATGATATGTACGTCTCTGAGAGTGGTCTCGTTGGTACGATCAACATCGGTGACATTGTAACTGGTGTGCCAAGTGCCTCCAATGGCAATACTGACGGTCCGAGATTTGTTGACTGTCTATTCCGTGCTCGATCTGGTACTGTTGCGTTCTTTGGTCGATTCCGTGGAGAGAATCATTTCATCGAACGTGGTGGCGTTATATCTCGCTCACCGGGTGGTCTTGTCACAGGTAAATCTCTTGCAGGACATGCAGAAGATCCGTTCGTGTGGACAACTGAGAGAACTTTTGTCACCGCAGACGGAACTGGAACAGGTGGAACTGGAACATATACTGTCAATCCGGGACAGACTGTAGCTAGTACCACACTTCAGTTCTGGGACTTCGAGAGTCTTGTTATCTCTGGTGCTGTTCCTGTTGCAGAAGCTACTGGAAGTATCAGTGGTACGACTCTCACGATCACCGCTGTCACGTATGGGGAAATTAAGCCTCGTCAAGTTGTGACTGGCACAGGTGTCCTCGGATTGAACTCTGTGCAGTATCCTTCATCTCTCGATGCAATAGGACGCAAGCCAATCTTTCGTGGTTCTGCTGCATGGACACCGGGGTTGATT